GGCCAATCCGATACGCCAATGAAATAGTCGCGGGTCTCGTACCGGATGATCTGTCCGGCGGCATCGGCAGCCTCAAACCGCGACCCGCCGATCGTCGCCGGCACCACGGACGGGATCAGCGACCCAAGGGCACGGTACTCGACGTTCACGGCCATGTGGAGCTTCCGCTGCTCCTCAAACCACGTCGTGCCCTTTGCTATGAGGTCTTGCATCACGCCAGTCCACAGTGGTGCCACAAGCCGATGGCGATCACGTCACGCATGAGTCACCAGTTGCGAGAGGGGCGGGCACGGCCGGTAGCTGGCCGCACCCGCCCCCTTGCGTGGGGTCGATCACGAACCCGGCCAGAGGAGCACGGCCACCTGGCGATCGGTCGCCAGACGGGCACGAGCCAGGTAGCCGGCGTTGGTGCCGGTCGAGGCGTCGAACACGCCGCTGGTGGCGTACCACTTGATCGCCGAGCCTTGGGCACCGGTGACGCCGGTCGTGAACACCGGGCCGGTCACGACGCCGTTGGTCAGCACCGCACCAAGTTCGTTGGCGACGATCGCACGCTCGGCCATCGTCACGAGGGAACCGAGGACGACCATCTCGCCCGCCGCCACGCCCGTAGTCGGGGTGTAGTCGAGCTTGTCGCCGTCCGAATAGTAGGAAGCCATCTGAGAAACCTTTCGTAACTGAGGGAGTGGTTGGTGAGCCCCGGCCGGCGGGTTTGGCCCCCGCCGGCCGGGAATGGATCACATCAAGATCAGGCAGTTGCCATCCGGTAGGCACCGCGGGCTTCGGCCTTGGCGACGCCGTAGCTGAAGTGGCCGCGGACCTGGATGCCGAGCTGATTGAAATCGGCCTCGGCCTGCTGCACCGTCGGCAGCCGTTGGCCGTTCAAGAACGCGACTTCCATCGCCGGCAGTTCGGCCGGGTTCGCCATGAGCCACCAGGTCGTACCGCTGGTGAGGTACGCACTGGAGACCACGCGGAACCGACCGGCGAACACGTTCACATTTCCGCGAGTCGCGTTCTCTCCGGTGATGAGCACCGACGAGCCCATCAGCTCCTCGGCCGTCATCTCCAGCTCCGGCGGGACGAGCAAGAGCTGCGGCGTGATGCCGAGCGGGTTGCCGTCGGGATCCGTGAGCTTCCGGTAGGAAGCCACCGCCGTCCGCAGGGAAGAAATCGCGAGGGCGTTGCCGGCAGCGGCGCTCTCAGCCCGGTAGAACGACGAGTTGGACGCCTGGAACTCCGTCCAGAAATCCTTGTTGAGCTTCACCGCGGCACCGCGGCCCAGACGGGCCGGAACCTGGGTGAGAGCACCAAGGTCGTCGTTCACGATGTCGACCATCGTGATCGAACTCATGCGGCCGGTCAGCTTGGCCCGGATCGTCCGCGTCTCGTCCGAAGCGTCGGCCGACTTCAGTTCGCCGGAAGGTCCAACATCTTCGAAATCGAAACCGCCGTTGAGCCGCACGCCCGTGACGGTCTTGTAGTCCGACACGCTGCGGATCGACGCGATCTGGTCCCACGCCGCTTCGACAGCGGTGTAGCCCTGGAGAAGAAACTTGCCGTAGGTTGCGGCGAGCACGTTGCTGATGCTGTGCGTCGCGAAACCACTTGCGAGAACCTCCCGCACGTTGCCGGCCGAGATGCGGGCGGGGCCGTGATAGCCGTTGGCACGGGCGGCCTCGACGAGCACCTCCTGCAGCGACGTGCTGCCACGCCGACGGTCAGCCGCCTCGAGCGTCTTCTGGTCGAAGACCTTCTCGACGTTGCCGAGTCCGCCGTTGAGGCAGAGAGCCGCTTCGATCACCCGCGGGTCGTGGGCCGCCGAAGCGTCCACGACGTGGGCAGCCGGAGCCTTGGGCCGCTCGGCACGCACCTCGGCGAGCCGGTCGGCACGGAGCCGTTCCAGCACGATGTTGGCGACGGCCTCGGCGTCGATGGTGTTGGCACCGTCGTTGCCGGCAATCACCTTCTGGTCCGCGGCGACAATCGCCGTGGCTTCCGTCGTTGGCACGGCGGCCTCGACGGGCTTCTCGTTGAGCTGCTCGCTCATGTTGGAAACCTCATTCGCCTCGGCGGCGATAGCCGCGGACGTTGATGCGTCCGCACCGAACAGGACCACACTCGTCTCGCGGAGAACCGCTCCACGAGCAACGCTGATTGGGCCGGGGAACTCGCGACCGTTGACGGTCACGCTCGCTCCCGCGGCAATGTTTTCGATTGAGCCAACGTCGGCTCCGATGGACGCTTGCAGCGGCACCCCGGCCTTCGCAAGAGCGATGAGCTTGTCTGCCGCTTGCGTCCCGCGGATCAGTTCCCCGCGAAGCATGAGCTGGTTGCCGTCGTTGGTGGCTTCAAGGCTCTTGCCGATCACCGAGTCGAGGAGCGGCATCTCCTTGCCGTGGGCGTAGAGAATCGGGATCGGACGCGAAGCGTCCATGTGTGCGAGATCCACCACCAGCGGGTTTCTCGACCAACCCTGGCGGATCGACGCCCCGGTGTAGGCCACCAGTTCAAACGTCGGCGTCGCGGCCTCGTCGGCCGCTTGCACGTTCAAGGCCGCTGACAGTTCGATGCGATTGCTCATGAGTTGGCGTCCTCGGTTTCTCGCTTGTAGACGCCTTCGGCCCACGAACGGCCGGCGTCACCGCCCCACAACAGCCACGCAATCTTGCCGGCCGACGGGTAGCCGTCCTCGCCCTCCGACCACCCTTGGCCTTGCTTATCAACCTCGTGGCGTGCGAAATAACTCACCATCCGCCCGATCGTGTCGAGCGACAGTGATCGGCCATTGGCAATGTCACGGGCACGAGCCACGCCGATCGCGGTCCCGCCACGCCCGTACTCGCGTCGCAACTCAAGACCACGGCGGGCCGCGTCACGAGCGGCTTGCGGGGGCCGGTAGCCGTCAGCGGCCTCGATGCCGTCCTCGTCGTCCTCGGCAGCCATCGCCGCCGGCTGGGCATCAACGCCAAGCTCACGCTCCATCGCTTTCTCAATCGCCCGTTGTCGCAACACGATCCGCCAATCGCGGCCACGCTTGGCACACACCTCGGCGAGTGACGACATATTGCTGGAGACCATCGCCGCGTCGGCGTCGGCCTCTTTCAATGGGTCCACATGTTCAAATCCGTCCCACACCCACGTCCAGTTCCACTGCGCGAACGGCGGGAGACCACGCGGGAGGATGCCGGCGGTCACGGCCTCGTCGAGCCACGACATGAGCAGCGGGTCGAGGAACACCCGTTCCATGTCAGACCGCTCGACGGCGATCCGCTTGCGGTAGACCAGGTAGTCGCCACGCATGGACGAGTAGTTCGCGGTGGACGAATCCATCGCGGCGACGATGTACGGCATATCCAGCGATCGGGCGATCTCGTTGAGCATCCGGCGAACGAATGCGTCGTGGCTCGAGGTCGGGTGCTCGGCCCGCATCTGGACCGGTTCCCACCCGTCGGGGGCGGCGATCGCCATTCCGCGGACGATCGGCATCGTCTCGAGGGTGGAGAGACTCGCGGCACCGGAGCCGTCGGCCGGCATGGTCGTTTTCAGAATCGCGGCGAACGACGCGGCCGTCTCGGCGGCCGTCACCACCGCGAGCGTGTAACGCCGCAGAAGGGCGAACAGCTCTAGCGACGGGGCGATCTCCGGCACACCGCGGTGCTGGCCGGGGCGGGTGGCGTGATACCAGTGGCAGACGTAATCCGAGTCGATCCACTGGCCGTCCAGCGTGAATCCTGGCAGCAGCGAACCGGGGTGAGACTTCGCGACCCAGTAGTCGGTGACGTTGCCGTCCTCGTCGAAACGCACGCCGTCAACGTCGTTCTCGGTCAGGTAGCCGACCGGCGAAATGACCTGGTCGGCCTCGACGAGTTTGAGGTCGAGCTGCACGCCGCGGAGCTTGGAGTTGTTGGTTTTCAGACCAAAGACTTCGCCGTCGCTGATCTTGCTGGTCTTAGCGATCCGCAGCTTGCGGGCGAGGTCGATCTTGTCTGCCCAATCAAGAAACGCCGTCTCGACCGACCGCACCGCGTCGGGGGACACGTCGGGGCCGAGATCAAGCTGGAGACGCGGGCCGGTTCCGACGAGGTCGTTGGACCAGGTCGACGCGATGCCGGCCGCGTAGGAGTTATTTCGCAACTCGTAGCGGGCACGGTTGCGGAGGATCTGGCGGATCTGCGGCTGGAGTCCGGCGTCAGCCGAGAGGTTGTCGGCCCGCGACCAGTGGTTGCGGTTGAGGTCGGTCGTTTGGGCGGAATCGTATTTCGCACGCACCATCGTCGAGATCGCCGCCTTTTGGGCGTCGATCGTCGACTGCATGGTGGACCGTGATGGTCCAAGAATGCGTGAGAAGATCCCCATTCTCAGCCGGCCCCCGGATACTGGCACTGGGCATACCGGATGCACGCGAACGGCGAAGCGGTGCTTGAGGTTCGCGAACTAAGAACGAACTTCGCGGCCTCGACCTGGCGGTCGAGTTCGTGCTGCTCGACCTCACCAGCGTCGGTGCGGGCACGCCGCGGCTGCGCCAGATTGGCAGCGATCGCGTCGATCACCTCGTCGTTGGTTGCCACACGGTTGCTCCGGTGCTTGAGAGCCGCAAAACGGCCTCTAACACCAGTGTACCAATGTCTACTACCACGACAGGCTACAGAAACTCGATGAAGACATCGCACTCGATCTCGTCGTCGACCTCATCCCAAAATGCGTCGTCGAGATAGTTCGGCATGGCGGTGTCTCCTTGCCGCCATTTTACCTCCGTCGATACGGGCGTTCAGTAGGCCCGATTCATACGCGAATGCGTTCGTTTTTCGTCGTTTTTGGGATACGACAAGTTTTCTTGTCGCGGAACGTGACACGTCGGCGTGTTATGCGGAACACGATAGCGGCGGCGATCAGCGTCTCGCGGCCGTGCGGTGCGAATCGGCGGCGTACTATGCAGTAGAGCGGGACGCTATGGGGTTCCGCATAATCATTGGTT